CCAAGGCAGAAATGTGGCGGCTTCCTCCGAAGTTCGTGGGGCAGTACGCGGAGCAGGATGCGGCTTTAACATTGCGGCTTTGGAATCACTTTGAGGCGGAGTTACAGAAAAATGAGTTGTCTTCGATCTTTGAGTTGGAGACTAGTCTGATACCATTGATGTTAGAGATGCGGGCCAACGGTGTGCGTGTTGATTTAGACAAAGCAGAAGGGACAAAGAAAGAACTTGCAAAACGCGAAGAGCAGATCAAAGCCGACATCAAGCACAAAACCGGGATCAGGATTGAACCTTGGGTGGCAACAAGCGTTGGTTCCGTGTTACACCACTATGGAATTAACTTCCCCATTACGGAAAGAACGAATCAACCGTCTATCACAAAAGCGTTTTTGCAAGCGTGCCCTCATGAGATCGCTTCCCAGATCCTCCGACTACGAGAGCTAAACAAAGCCAACAGCACGTTCATCGACTCGATCCTTCGTTACACTCATGAAGGCAGAATCCACTGTGAATTCAACCAGTTACGTTCTGACGACGGAGGAACTGTAACGGGGCGTTTCAGCTCGAGCAACCCTAACCTGCAACAAATCCCAGCACGGGACCCCGAGATCAAGTCCATGATCCGAGGGCTATTTATCCCGGAAGAAGGAGAACAGTGGGGCTCGTTTGACTACTCGTCTCAGGAACCAAGACTGTTGGTGCATTACTGCTCATTACTTTCTGATCGCCATCATGATCGACGCGTGGATTCGATTGTTGAGGCATACCAAACTGGCGATGTAGACTTCCACCAGATGGTTGCGGACATGGCAGGTATTGGTCGTAAAGAAGCCAAGACCGTAAACCTTGGGATCATGTACGGCATGGGGCAAGGTAAGTTAGCCAACACATTGGACATCAGCAAAGAAGAAGCAAAAGAATTGCTTGAGGTTTATCACAGCAAGGTGCCATTTGTGAAAAATCTGGCTAAAAAAGTATCTACCCGAGCAGAGAACCACGGGCAAATTAGGACATTGTTAGGACGTAGGTGCCGGTTCGATTTGTGGGAACCGTCGTCGTTTGGATACAAAAAACCACTGCCCTACGAAGAAGCTTTCAAAGAGTACGGACCAGCACCACTACGGCGTGCGTTTACATACAAGGCATTAAACAAACTGATCCAAGGTTCGGCAGCCGACCAAACAAAGAAAGCGATGGCGGAGTGTTATAGCGAGGGTCTGATCCCTCTGCTAACCGTACACGACGAACTGTGCTTTAGTGTAAGTTCCGAGGACCAAGCTTCGAGGATCAAGGAGATCATGGAGAACTGTGTCGATCTGCGGGTACCAAGCAAAGTGGATCAGGAATTGGGTAAGAACTGGGGCGAGGTGGGTTGATCCCATAATGGGACATACACTGCACCCAGCTACCCCATTCCAGGTCTTCTTCCATAAAATCAAATGGTTTCAGGCGCTTGGTTTTTGTTTCTTTGAAATGAATGACGGGTAGAAAAAGTACCCGTTCTTGTGGAATTGCGACTAACGCGATGATGTCGCAGTCTTCTTGTGTTAGCGATTTTTTTGGATTTACACCTTTAGCCACACAGAACTGATAGCCTCGATGTCTTTTGTCACTAGCACTTTTATTGCCTTTGATATTACTGGCCTTGACCTGTATTCGCCAAGTGTAGTCATACGCAAAAGAAATAATGTCTGAAGTTCCGAGGTTCACGATCTCGGATTGTATGCCCATCTTGGCAAGACGGAGTAGACAGATGACCTCACCTATCCGCCCCGCTTCGATTTCTTTCATGGTTAAAAGTCAGATGAATCCTCATCCGTCTCCATCATTGTCGCAAGTCGAGCGGCTCTCATGCCTACCTGCTGTGCCCACTTGGAGTCCATCATCTGGTTGGCCGCTTCTGACCAATCGCCTTCTTCCAATGCGGCGATCATTTTTTTGAACTGCTTAAAACGCGGCAGGCCCATATTAAAAATCATGTCTGCTACAACGCGTTGACGCACTTCTGACAAATCAAAGAACCAATCAAATGTGACTGACACTTCGCTCATGACCACTTCGATATCATTGTCGAGAATGAAGTCAATCTCGTCGTCGAGCAGTCCGCGCTCTTCGATGTTACGGCCTACGCCAATTGTTAGGTACCCTGCAGTGCAGCGGTATGGAAACTTTTCAACGCCTTCGTGTAGACGTAGCTGCTTGAATAATCTTTGACGGTCCATTATCTACTTCCTACTGTGGCTCTAGTAATTGGATTAGGCACTAGAATAGGTGACACTTGGTTACTGGTTTGTGACGGTGCCTGACTTACAGGCTGCCCAAGAGTAACTCGAGAAGGTGACACTGGCTCCCCTAAAATCACTCTTGTTGATGGAGGTTCAGGTTGTGGAGCTGGCGTTGGCGTTGGTTCAGTAACAGGTTCTTCTTGCTCGCCAAACTCACGACGTCTCTGGTCTCGTTGAATGCTTCGTAATTCTGAACGAGGGACCAAGGACCATGTTCCGTTGCGACGCATTTCTTGTTCCACTGGTTCTGAGATTTCTAATGGCTCATAGCGCCCGCGCATTAAACCGTCGATGCCGCTGACACCCGCTTTTTTTAATATTCCTCGGATATTGCGGTCAGACATCCCCATCTTACGGAAGTCTTCGACGTTCTGATGGAATTTATTAAACACCTGAAAACGTGCATCGTTCGCTGACACATAAGCATCGAGAATCTCGTTACTGCTTGTCAGGTTCGGGCGACGTGCAATTCGGTTAAAAATGTTTGATGTATTTACTCGGGCATCACTAAACTCATAGCCTTTAAACTTAACGCCAAGCTCAGGATTAATTGTGTTTTCTGTGATACCTGTAAAGGCTCGAACAATTTCACCGGCGAACTGTCGTTCACGGTCCTGACGATCTTTTGGTGAAATACCGGTCACTTCATCAAGGCCGGTGGCCGAGATCAAAGAACGAGTGAACCGGCCAACTTCAACCTCACCGCCTCGAACATCGAAAGGTGTGGCAGAAAGTGGAAGAATTGTCCCTGCGATGTGCGTAAAGCCTTTTGCAAGTTGATCCCCTAATGACTCGTCAGGGTTATAAATTCGTGCACCGGTAACTGTCTCGCCACCGCGGCCTCCCATTGGGACAGGCAGTGCGTCTCTAAGTGCAGCAAATGCAATGGACTCTTCGGTGAATGGACTGACCAACTCAGTAAGTGCCTCCCAACCGGCAGACGCCACCGCAACACTTGTATCTTTACCAAGCTCTTGCGCTTCGGTGTACTTGTTTACCGCACCATTAACAAATCGCTCGAGCATGTCATACGGGTTGGTGTAACTGTAGTTGATGTATGTTGGCAGCCCGTTTTCGTCACGACCTGTCGGGATCAAACGTGCGTTACGTTCCCACGGAGCAGCAAGCGAACGCTGATACGCTTTCATTTCTTCTTCCGACACATCGGTCAGCGAGTATGCTAACTCTGACAGTGCCATAGGGAAGATGCTGTATGTGGTTGCAGCACCGGTCAGACGGCGTAGACCTATTTTCTGAATTTCAGGTACCTCAGATGCAAGTTCCTGCAATCCACGGGTGACAGTGTTTGCACCGGTTCTAAGGATTTCATACGGGAATGCAATGAAGTTACCAATAGGCAGTACACGAAGGCTACGAATAAACTCAGGTGCCAAGTTATAGTTTGGCACGTTGTTCTTAACGATGTCCGCAGCTTCCGCTTTAATAAAGTCGTCTATGTTATTGAAGCCTTTGCTCTGAGCATAACGCAAGGATGCTTCATCACCCATCTGCTGAAAAGCGTTCCGCAGTTTGCTTTGCTCAAACTTAAAGTTATAGATCTTCCAGATGTCGTCACCACCCTGGTACAGATCTTCCATTGTGCTACCGGCGCTTTTAATCTTTTTACCGGCGCTCAGTAAGAAGTCCCCGCCTTTTGACCGCGATAATTTTTCCGCAAACTGACGACCAACTTGCTGACCACCTTCTGACAGACTGCTAACAGCTGTACCTTTGTTAATCAGGCGGCGGATTTCCTGGAGTTCTGCTTGCGTGCCAATAACACCTAACGACTGGAGTTCTGCCAGTTCTTTAAGCTGTGCTTCTGGTGTGATCTTTCTGATGTCGTCCATAACAAGACCGACAGATTCAAACAAGTTTGCGCCACGGCCTAAGTTGCCCTGTGCCAAGGCAAACAAAGATGCTGAAGTCACGTTACGGATCTGTGTGATCGGAGACAGCACTGTTTTTCCGTACTGTGTGAAACCTTTTGCACGAATCAAACCTGCATAAGCCCCGCGCAGTGTGTTTAACATGGGGCCGTGGTCCTGTTGCACGGCTCTGGTCAGGTCTTTATAAATTCGCTCAGGTACATAGTACCCTTCGAGCGAACCGTAGTTAGCCTTAGCAAGACCCTTACCTGTACCAAACTGTATATTAGCCGGGTCGCCCAACCGTCTGTACCCAGCAGGTGCCTGACCGTTTGGATCGATAATGAAACGTCCAAGGCCTTCGTTATTGTCTGCGAGTTCGCGAATCTTGCCAAAGAACTTATCTGTAGCTTTAAACTCAGCCAGATCGGCAATCGTAGAAAGATAAGCTTCTTCTGGATCTTTGATTTCACCAAGTAACCGGCGTTGATATTCAGGCATTGTTTTTTTATCAGCAAACATCCCCGCACGGATACGCTCAATTGCGGACCGACCTAAGTCATCTGTCACTTTCGCCGCACTAACTCGGCTTTGTTCCAAAAACTCTTTTGCAGCAAGCTCCGCCTGAACCTGAGATATTGTGTTCCCTTCTAAACGAGATGCATCATCCGATAGCCCAAGACGGGATGTAGGAAACTCATTTGGGGCCTTTTCATGAAGCTCCTTTAAATACCTTAGCGTGCTGGAAGGATCTTTTTTAAAACCTTCGATTGCGGCGTCTAGTGTTGCCTTATCCGGCGTGTAGTTTGGGTCAATCTTTGCAAGGTACCTGCGACGGAGGTATGTGTTTAAGTTCTTTTCGATTGTATTAGAAAGAATATCGCCCGGAGACTGCTTCGCGTTTTTAACCGGAGTAGTACCTTTCATTCGGTTAACCAGGTCACTTTCCATCACGTCTCTGGACAACCCATCAATATGCGAACGCATCTTTACTGCAATTGGTTGAATAGCTATTGGCAAGTTACTCAGTAATTCTTTGCGAGCGGCGGCAGTATTTGGTCCCTTGGAGGCTGGGTCTAAAAAAGCTTCCAAGTTGTCGAGAAGCGACTTTCTTGTTAGCTCACTGTTACCTTTGGTAATTGCTTCAATCGCGTCATTCAATTCGTTAATTGTATTAGTTGCAATTTTAATTTCAGCTTCACCACGCGCAGAAATTGCTGCACGCTCATTAGCAACCGCTTTAGGTAAAAACCCGCGATATCCGAAAAGAGCTAACGTATCTGCCAATCCATTCCGCAAAAAGTTCTGTTGTTCAGGGGCCAAGATCCGAGTTGCTTCGATCTCGTCCAGAAAGTCTTTGGTGCCTTTCATGATGCTGGATTCTCGCACTGCGCGAGCAACGGGAGAAAGAACTGGGGCAGCAGCAGTTGCAGCAACATCCCCTGTCTTACTGAGCACGGCACCTGCACCTGCAAGTACTGCGGGCGCCGCCGCCACGAGTGCCCCGGTTTCGGTTCCGACCTTAAACTTATTGGTTAACTGACGAAGAGCTTCTTCACGACCCTGAAGTCCTACCTCTTGGTCAGTCTGCGTCGGTCCGCCCTCAAAGAAGTCACCAATCGTTGTGACTCCGTCGGTTGCTACAACAATATCAGCGCCTGTAGCGGCAGCTACTTGTTGCGCTCCAAGAGCAAACTTTTGGCCTTTAGTTAATTGTTGACCAGACTTCGCTAATTGACCTAGCTTTGATGCTTTGGACACCGCACCTGCGACGGCAAGACCTGGGACCAC